GTTGATTATTTCGTCCAGGTAACTGTCACTGTATAAGGAAACGGACACGCCAAGCACCGTACGCAATTGGCTTGCTGTGACAATGGCTGGCATGTCCGTTCCTTTCGATCTGCTGCGGCGAGATCGGGAGAACCCGCCGCATGATTAAGTGTGGCTATTACGCCTTGTTATTCTTGAACGCACCCGCGGCGATCTTTGTTGCGACTGCACCAAATGAATAAACGCCCACGGTGATTGAACCGTCAGCAGTTGATTCAGCGCGTAGTTGGTATGAGGTTCCTTCGTACCATGTGTATGCGTCAGGGTTAACGACTAGCAGTGTTCCGTCTCCGTCGCCGCCGTTTGTTGGGTCTACGTATAGGTTTAAGCCCGCTACGTTTCCAGTCAATGAAGTTGGCAATGCAACACCTGGCTGGTTGCTTGGTTGTGAAACTGCTGAATAAATTGGGCGACCTGCGTCGTTCAATGTCATCAAGTTTGACCACTGACCAGTTGAAGCGATCAAGTTACGTGCAAATGGATTTGCTAGTCCAGCAGTTGCGCCGTAAACGCTTGCTGCACCGCGACCGATAATTCCAAGCAATTCAGTTGCTGTTGGGTATGTTGCCACTGTTGTTGCGTCAAGTGACGCGTTTGAAATTAAAATGCCATTGACGTATGAATTTTGCGCCTTTGCCATTGCTGCAACCATGTTGCGAAGTAGTTCGTCGTAGAACAGGGGTGACGTGCGTGTAAGTAATTCCACGCTAAATTTCTGCTGACCCGCAAACTTTTTGACGTCCACTGACAAGAAGGCACTGTTTTGATCTGTATCTGAAAACGCTGCGTCCTCAGCAGTTACCGCAACCGTTGGTGCAACGGTGATCTTTGGAATTTCAAAGGTCATTCCCGCGTCAGGCAGTGCACCGCGACTGATCGCGTCAATGCTTGGACGGATTGTTGTAGATAGCCCGTTGATAACTTCAGTTAACTGACGTGTTGGAACAAGCCCAGCATTGTCAGTTGTGTTGTCTGCTGCTAATACGTATTGGCGCGCAGTTTCGTCGCCTGTTGCTGCTAGCACTTTGTTTTCTAGGTACTTTGCAGCAGTAATTTCAATGCGTGGTGTGGCTTTCCAGCCGCCCACCTTGTTGGATGTTGCTGTTACTGACTGTGCGGCTTCGACCGTTTCGACGGCTTCCGCTGGTGTAACGGTGTGTTCCACTTCGTCGTCCTTTTCTGTTGGTGTTACTTCAGGTTCGATTGTCGAATCTGAAACTTCGTTTTCGTCCTCAGTTGCCGCCACTGATTCAACGCGGGCTGATCTGATTGCTGGTTCGCTTGTTAATGCAACGGCTGTCAATTCACCTGCAAGAATTCTTACTGTGCCGTCCTTTAATGTTTCGTATTCGTCAAATGAAACTTCCACACTAAAACCGTCGCGCAAACCTTCCATGGCTTCAACCAGTGCGTCGTTGCCCGCAGTTGTTTCAGCGATCTTGAATGTTGCGTCAATTCCTGCGTTATCAGCTGACAATGATGTTTCTAATGTCTTTCCGATTCTGCGTGTGCGATCATGTTCAAGATTAAGCAAAACGGCAGTCGGTTCAATTGAACCAGCAGCAAATTGCACTTTGCCAATTGACGCATTGCCTGTTTCCTCAAATGTCACAATGCGACCGGCAATGGTGCGGCTGACTGAATCAGCAGCGGTGATTTTCATTGGTGTGATGACTTTTTTCATAACAGCATGTCCTCCTCCTCGCGGATTTCGTCGATTGACATTGCGCCAATACGATTCAAGATTTCATAAACCTGCGCGCGTTCGTATGGGTTACCGCGTAGGAAATCGTCAAGGTCAAACAAAACTTTGTTACCTGCTGGCGTAAAGTCTGGGAAAGATAAACGCTGTTCCAGAATTGACATGTAATTTCTAAACGCGAAGTCCACAAGGTCGCGACGCTTATCCAATGCGTTGGAATACGTAAAACTAGATTGTTGTGAATCGGTGAAGTATGCAGGCAAACCGCAAGCACGTGATAATTCAAGCGAAACGTAATTGCGGGCTTCATTCAGTTGCAAATTGCGTGGATCGTATCCAATTGTTTCCAACGTGACGTCAGCATTTAAAAATGCCGTACTTCGCGAAGCGCGCGCGGTTTTCCAGGCACTTAGCAATTTGGAAACGCGATCTGCTGGCAGTGATGTGCCATTTGATTTCAAAACCATTTGTGGAATTGGTTCGTTTGCAAAATTCATTGCTGCACGTTCCAATGACGCGGCTGCCTTGATTGTGCGACCTGCACGACTTAGCAAACCTTCCTGGGTGTTATTAAATACCACCAAATTTGCTGGGTCGACATAAGCACCGTCGATTGCGTACGACGCAATTTCATAACCCATGCCGTTTGTTGTAATTGTTACGCGTTCAGGGGCAATGCGTTCCATTGCGCGAATCTTGCCTGTATCTGCATACCGTTCCATAACGTATGCGTATGCAGCAGGGTGGAAAAATAAATCTGAAATGATCCAGCCCCAGAATGTTGCACCTGGGATACGTGGATCAGGTTGGTTAATAACGCGCGGCTGTGTGACCTTCTCGCCTGTTGCTTCATTGCGTGTGTGCATTGGTAGTGAACCAATTGTTTGGATAATTCCTAATGCACGTGCAACGGTTGGCACTGACATGGCTTCAGCGCGGGAGGCAGTTACTATCCCGCCAAATAGAAATAGATTTCCCACTTCGCTGTAATACGGCGCGATAGCAGCTGCGTCCACCTGTGCGGCTTCAACCGTGACGGCAGTATCAGCCTTACGTGCAAATAAATCAGTAAATCCCATGCCCGAATTCTTGCAGGCTTATACGATCAACCGACCATGATGTCAAGATCATTGTCTGGGCGTGTCGCGAAGTGTGTCGCGAGACTGACGGCGACTGCGCCGCAAACGACCGACTGTGACGCGCGCCTTCCTATAACCCAGCCGCCGTCCCCACGACGTAATTGCACCGCTGCCAAAACTTCCTCGGATAGTTGGCTTTGCCCCCTGTGCCGCAAACGATTTGAATTTATAGCCGAAAGCATCTCGTCACACGCCTGCGGGTAAGCGTTGTCCATGTCGAAAACGGGAATTCCCGCTGGGGCTAAACGCGCCGCAACCGCGCCACTGGTTTTGCGGCTGTATAACACGTATTCGGTTGGATACCTGCGGGCATAATCTGCAAGGTCATTGGCAATTGCCTTGTCATCTAACTGCAATTCGTTTGACCAGGTATGCAGCAGTTTGACTACAAACTTTTCGTCACCCAATTTTTGCGCCCCAACTAAACTGGCATGTCGGCGATCTGGTGAAAGATCAATGGCAAGCCAAGTCAGTTTTTCAGGGTCAAGGTCTGCGGTTTTGTCCAGGCAGTTACCCCATGAGGCTGCGTCCACGGCACTATTTATTGCCACAACCCACCTACACAATACCTCGGTCATCACAACGTCAGGCGGATCGTTCAAAACGCTTTTCACGTTGTCGGCATGGATCAGTGTTCCCATTGACGGGTTACTGTGCCGCGCGTTTTCCACACTGATTTCGTCGGTTGGTGCTGACCATTCAAAATAACCAATGTCGTCCTCAACGCCTGCAATGCTTGCAAGCGCGCGGTCACGGAATTGGTTCAGTACGACTGACGCGGAATCTCCAGCGTTTGTATACGCCATGACCATTGGGTTTGCTGCTGCCATAAGGGTATAGCGAAGCGAAGCAAACGATTCAATGTCAGTCATCTCACGTAATTCATCAAGATGAATGGTGGACGGTCGCGAAACGCCACGAGCAGCTGAACCGCCTGCGCGGACTATAAAACGATTTCCCATTTTGGTTTCGATTTCCTCACCGCCATGCTGCCAGCGAATTTTCTTGACCTGCTTTGCTAATGAATCGTTGGCTTCGATCACCTGAACCATTGCACGAAATTGTTCCAAGGACGTTGACAAGCGGTGCGCCGATCCAATTTGAAGGGTTTCATTCCACAAAAACAAACCGCCCAGAATTCTGATCTGCTGCAAAAACGACTTACCGTTTTGCCGTGCCACCACAATGCAATTGACTGGGGTTGCCCACCTGCCGTCAGGCTTGACCTTGTGGCTGTTAATAAGCGCAAATTTCTGCCATTCAAGCAGATTTATTTTCAAACTGCTGGCTAAATCGACCAATTCGTGCCCGCGTGAAGGTAAATCGTTAAGCGGCGTGTGAATTCGGGGCGTTTGTACGCCGATTAGGGCGTTTTGCAGGTCTGCGTCCCTACCCAAAACCGTTTCAAGCCCGTTTGAGGCTTCTGGGGGCTTCTGGTGACCTTCTATGACCTTTCTAGTCATGTTCGTGGCTTTTCGAGTCGTTTTGGGGGGAATTTAAACCATGAAGGGTCAGGGGTGTTGCAGTGCTGCTAAAAAACCTACCCCCCTTGGCACTATTGCATGAAATGCACAAGGTTTGCAGATTCCAGTCGTCATCACCACCTCCCATGCTTCTAGGCACTATGTGATCGACTGAGTTACCTTCCATGCCACAAGCCTGGCACGTATGTCCGTCTCGCTGCAAGATTCGCTGTCTAATCTTTCGCCACTTTGCTGTTGATCCGTTGTCCTTTAATGCACTGGTCATCAGTACCACCCATGTTTCAAATGAAATGCCCATGCCTTGCAATGACCTAAGTGTCGTGCCTTGTTGTATTTGATCGTTGCGTCTATCTGTCTATAAGGGTCTAAGTCCCTATACCAAGTGCTTCGCATCTGCCCTAACCCATAATGTGAACCGTTACGCGCTGAATACGACCATTGACTTTCCTTTGTAATGATCTTGTTAAAACACTGAAATTCCTTGTAATTCACTATCCTTGAATGTGCATAGACCTTCAGCTGATCTATTGAATAAGTCGTTGCATTGACAGGGTTTGCCCCTATCGTTGCGAACACGCTAGTGATTAACAGCAACCAACAAAGTTTTTTTCTATCTATTTTTTTCTTTACAAGATAACTGAAAGAAACTTCATTCTTGTCTAAATCCCTAAATTCGGGGTGTTGACTGTATGCGTCCAGCGTACACCCCCTATGCAAATACCCGTCAAATTTACGCATGCGCTTGGGCGTTTCCAACAGGTTTTGCACCCTTGTGGATAACGCTTGTGGATAACTATTCATTGTCCACCCCAGCCTTTACCCTTAAACGAAATGCCTGGTGATGAATAGATTCTGCTCATTGTTTGCCCGCAGCATTGTGCGTCTCGTTCCTCATGGATTGACTTATCCACCTCAACACGGATTTGGCACACCTGGCATGCAAACTCATAGATTGGCATTTGAATCCCCTATCTGTGCAACTGTCATACAACTGCACACTGTGCATTGAATAGTTTCGACATTGGGTGGCAGTAGATCGGTTATCTTGTGAATCAGCTGCTTTGTTATCTTTTTGCATTTGCGACATTCAAATTGCAGTGTTTCCATAGGTTGATCTCCTCAAATTTTCAATTGGTTGCAGGTTTATTTGTGTCACCCACCAATTTGGCTGTTTGGAATGACGGTATTTGGGGCGTTGTGCCATGGCAATTGGTATCCACCCAGCAATGAAATAGTGTGGTGATTTACCCGTTACAAGGACTGCAATGTCATTAGGGCGGTCGTATTCATGGACGATCAACTGTCCCTGAATGTAGGGTGTGTATTTGACTTCAATTCCCGCGCCTACGTCGGCATGATCTTTGTATTTGGATTCAAATGGATCATAATCAACGCCAAAATAACGCGCCACAATTAACTCACTGGCAATGGTTTCGGCGTATTGGGCAACGTATTCAGGAAAGTTTAATCCTGTGTCATAACGTTTTGCACCGTCAGGTCTTTCGTCAGTTCGTTCGATTCGCACCAATGCAGCCTTGACGCATGTTATTTCGTCATCATGACCAAGTGTCATTTTCATCTGCACACCGCGCAAAACCAAATGACCTTTTCGCGTAAGTCGTATCCAGTTTGGTATCCAAACGCGTCCCATTTTTTGAGTTTAGAACACTTATCGCATTGTTCGATTTTGTATTCTGCAACCACAACACCATTTTCTAATAGTTTTGCGGTCATAGATTGCGGATAGATAATCTCCACGAAATCTGCCATGTTTACACCTGCGGCTTAAATTTGCCGTCGCTGCTTAACACGTACCAGCGTGGGGTGCATTGGGTTGCCTTTGTGCGTTCAGTGCAGAAATACCCAGCCCATGTTTTTGGTGCGCCGTCATGTGATTTTTTCCAAACCATGTGCCCATGTTTGCATTGCGGTGCTTCCTCAACCAATGTGCCACCCAATTGTTTTGCGATTTCGTCAAGGCTTGATCCGAATGAAGGAATTCCGGAATTTTCGGCTTCAGCAGCTGATTTGTAACTAGGCACGTCACCAAATTTGGTTGTCCAATAATCGTGATCGGCTTCAGCATTTGCAACCTTTGCTGTGGTTTTCTCAACCTGTTCCATGACTTCGCGGGTTGATCGTTCAGCACCACCCATGACAAGTTGTTGAACGCGCATAATCGCACTGGTTACTGTGTCCTCAACAAACCAACGTTTCATGTTTGGTTGGTAAGCACTTACAAAACCATAAGCGAAATCAGTGCCTGCTGGCATAACGTCGTCATGATTGCGATACGCCTTGGCTTCAACCAATACGTACCCCTTCTCAGGGTTGAATTCAACGATTCGTGTTTCAATGCGTCCTGTTGGATAGGTTGTGTTCCAACGGGTTAAACGTGCAAGGCTTGCTTCGTAGTTATCCAAGAAACCCATTATTTGACCGCCTTACGTGACTTCATGCCATAAAGTGCAACGTGTGCGCTGACTGCTTTGCCCCTGGCATAACCTTCGCGCCTGCCTTCTTTGAAGCCTTTTGCGTAACCCACTGCTGCTGCCATAACTAGCAAGATCATTAACAGCGTCAAACGACCCAATGTAACTGGGTCAGTTAAGTCAAGTACCATTTGTATTTCTCCCGATTCTTGGTGATAGGACTACCACCTGAACCAAGGGTGAAGCATGATCGCCGCGCGGTCAAGAACCTTGCGTGTTTGTCGGCGTGTCTGTGGGCTTAGGCTTAGATTTCAGTCCATTGCCTGCCAGTACGCCGCCCAGTGATCCAGTCAAGAAAATCGCCAACGTTTTCAATAGGTCAATAAACGCTGCGTCGTTAGGGGCTTGGTTGCCAATTGGTTGCGTCACAAAAATCAGCGCGTAAGTAATTCCTAAAGTAACAATAAGGAAAACCAGTGCCAGTGTTGATCCAATAATCAAAATCAGCTGGGCGTGGACTTCCTCAGGCGTTTTGCGACGTGCTGGTTTATTGCGATTCAATTCCAAGTATGTCGTCAGTGCATGTTCCAGTCGGGACGCATTGCGGTTTTTGACATTCTGGTTTTGACCAGTTTTCGTATTCCTGACATTCATAACGAATCCACCCCTGATAACCGCAAGCAGATAGCCCCAACACTGACCCCAGTGCTAAGGCTATCGCCGCGGCTTTTCGGGCTACTTCCCCGTTAACCCGAAACTCTTATCGCCAGGATTTAACCAGCGCAAAATCACTGGTGCAACCGCTGCAACGCCTGCCATTGCAAGCGTCTTTGGATCAGTCACGCCCGCCATGTATAGGGCTAAGGCTGCTGCCATGAATGACCGCGCCCAAGACGCGGCTAGGGCTTTGGCTTTGTCCATTTTTTTGTCTCCTTTGTTGGTTTTGCTGCCACCTTTGGCATTTCAACGATTGGGTATTCGCCCTGGTATGGGGCAAATTTTGGAATACCAAACCCGACAATTTCCTTGCCAACGTTTCGAACCTTCACCATAACCATGCCGCCGTTGCGTTGGTCGCCTGTGCCGCTGGTATTGCCTTCAATTGTTATGCACTGCTTGTCGTCAATTAACCCGACAACAATGCCAACGTGTGAAATGCGATCAACGCCGTCATGTGGAAAGTCCATAAACGCTATGTATCCCAATTGCGGCATGTTTGACCAGCGGTTAATTTCCTTGAATTTATGCGCACCGATTGCAGTGCTAACGACTGAATGAATTTTGACGCCTGCCTGTGCTGCACACCAATTCACGAACGATCCGCACCATGGCAAACCGTCTGCCTTTGTGAATTTGCCGTATTTGGTAAGGTTATCGCCTTCCTCAATTGTGCCAATTTCAGCTGACGCGACTTCGATCAACCGCGCATTTGTGCCGTTTGGGTAAGTCATTGTTTCTCCTGTGGGTTAATTATTGCTTTTGTACCATTCCAGATAACTACGCCTTCGCATTGGAAATAATGAAATTTGCCCACAAAAGTTTTGCAAGGCACGTTTATCTCCAATTCATTAGCCAGTTTCTGCGAGATCATTTCAGTCCTTTTTTCGTTTGTTTCACTTACCACCCAAGGGGTTTCGGGCGTTGTCTTGTTGAAATTTAAATAAACAAATGACACTTACACCACTTCACCCGTTGACGGCAGTACAGGTTGAAATTCTTGCCCGTCCCATAGAAAACCAGGGTTTGCAAATTTGCCCCTAAATTTTCCGTTGTAAGAAGTCTGCACCCATTCGCCACCAAATAAATCTGCGCAGAAATCAGCACCGATTGACTCTTGTTCGATTCCGTTTTCGTCAAGCAAAACCTCGTTTGCAATGACTATGACTTCGGAAACGATACCGCTTTCGATTCTTGCAAAATGTGCCATTTCCTTATCCAATCACTACTACTACGAAACCCGAACCGCCTGTATTTGTTGAATTACCGTCAGCGGTTTGTGAACCACCTGAACCAGTATTTGCACCGCCTGAAGCATTTGGTGTGCCTATTGACGAAGCACCGTAACCGCCGCCTCCTGCTGCATAAGTAACGGACGATCCAGTTATTGAATTTGCTGAACCAGCACCGCCGTTGCCACCATTTGATGAACCCGCATTGCCACCAACCGCGCCAGCACCACCGCCGCCTCCAGTTGACGCCGCAGACATTGCATTTGTAAAACCTTGACCGCCGTTATTGCCTTGCGCACCTGAAAGTGCAGCCGATCTGGTCACTGATGTTGCCCTTGATCCACCTGAGGAACCGCCCGCAGTAAAAATAGCCCCGCCTTGTGTGTTTATGTCAACAAACCCACCTGCAAGCGCAACAATGTCTCCAAGTCTTGACGGATTACCTGAAGCACCATTGGTACTGCCTGCAAACCCAATTCCTGCGCCGATTGTTACGGTCAATGTTCCCGCTGGTAAAACGGCTGAAGTGTTGTAAATAAGCCCGCCTGCGCCATTGACTGCACCCCCACCAATTACCAGGTATTCACAAGTGCCGCCAACGCCAATTGTGATTGAACCTGAACCCGTGAATTTGTAAATTGTTTTTCCTGGGCGGCTTGATGTGTCAACGGTTGGTGATCCTGTTGTCCCTGTGACTGTTGCCTTTGGCATTCCGCCACCTGCTGAAAACGGAAAACCTGTCAATAATGGACTCATGCGAATTTCACCGCCCCGCCTGCTAACACTGTGAAAGTGGCATTTGCAGTTTTGATGATTATGAACGAATAAGAATCTATTGACGACGCATTTCCTGCCGCTGGTGCAGTACCACCTGACCATTTTGGGGTTACCGCACTGCTGTCAACCTGAAACGCAGTTGGATAATAAGCAGTCGTCCCGTTTGTATTTAAGAAAACGCAGCTGATTGAATCGCCAATGGCAAGGTTTGCGTTGACATTTGTGAAATTTAAAGTGAAGTTCGCAGTTGCATTTGATGTGTAATAAAGCACGCCTTGGGTCTGTGTATTAAACGCAATGGTTCCCGTTGCAGCGGTTGCAGAAATTGTCATTCTTTCAATTGGTGATTTCAAGGTTTTGGCTGACAATGTTTGGGCAGTAGTTAAATCAACAGTGACGGCAGTGTCAATTGCAAGCGTGACCGTACCTGAAGTGCCACCACCTGAAAGACCTGTCCCAGCAGTGACACCTGTGATGTCTCCAGGGTTTGCACTAGTCCAAACAAAATCCATGTCGGTGTTTGAATTTTTCGCAAGCACCTGACCAGTCGTGCCGCCCAATAGATCAGCCAATGAGGTTGCGACCGCTTGACCGAAAACTTCAAAATCGGCTGGCAAGTCCGTAACTAAATCAGTGGACGTTGGCATTTGCCACGAAAACGGGGTGGTCGGGTTACTCATTGGCTTTCCTTTCGTTAGGCAACAATTGTTGCATTTTCCCAGTCTAAAGTCGGCGACACGCTATTCCACGTTTCAGTGATCGGCACGTCGTTCCAACGCATTGCCTGCAATGAGTAGGCAAGCGGTGAAAGTAACAAGGTCACTGAAAGTTGATTGTATGCGGCTTGAAAAGACCAGCCTTCAACAAACCCCTGAAACGTACCTGACGCCATGTTTAACGGCAGATTGTTCAATGAGATTGCCTCACCCATGAAAATGCCGATTAGGTTGTCGCGGTCACTATTGTCTAATTCTGGGTTTGTCAGGTCGAATGTGATTTCGCTAAAAATTGGTTCAGGCTGTGCGCGCAGCGATAGGTAGAAATTTGCCTGTGCCAGCGCGTCAGCTGAATTGTGCAATGTTGTGGCAATGATCTGGGCAAGCGTTCCGTACGTTGCAATTGAAGCGGCGTCGCTTGCTGATTGTTCGCTGCTGCTGGTTGCGTCGTATTGAATCGTCACTGAATTGCGTACGTCGCCCACACGGGTTTCAATGCGAAGTCCAGCGGCACGGGCTTGGTTTGCGTCAAGGTCAACGTAACCATTTGCTGAAAGGTAAGTCGTGCGGTGCGTTGAATCGGCATAACCGATACGCCCTTGCGCGTCCTCGTAAATGTATCCAAGCCCCGAAGTCGCCAATGCTGAAACAAGCGAATAAACGTCTGTGCGGTTTGATGATCTAGCCGCCAATTCATAATTTCCAGGGGTGTCAATTTCGCCCACGCCATTGTTTTCAGCGTTTGCCCATGTTGTTGTCGCTGGGGTGTAAGTACCCCACGTGACTGCACCAGCAACCTCAGCCCAAGAATTATACAAAACCTCACGCAAAATGGTTTCAATTTGATTGCCGTCAAAATCTTTTGAAAGTACGCCGTGGGTCAAGGCTTTTGGTAAACGCGCCAATGCCCCTAGTGCTGTGATCGAATAGGTTTGCGTCAGCATTGTTGAACCAACGTCACGGACTTCCAACCCAATGTCCACAACGTTACCACCAAAAATCGGCACGAAAGTGTTTGAAGTGTTTTTGATTGAAACACCTATCGTTGAATTTATGTTGACGGGGATTGCTGTTTGATTGACGTCCAGCAGCTGAAGGTTGACGTAACCTGCTTGCGCTTGTTCATAAATGTTTGTTCGACCGCTTTGAATTGAAAGATTTGCCAAAACTGCGCTGGTGTATTCAACGCCGTCTATTTCAACCTTCCAAACGGGATTCCATTGCGTCATGCTGTGACCAGGTTACCCGCGCCGCCTGTACCGCGATAAAACGAATTGTTAAGCGTGTCCACAATTGTGCGGGCAGTGCCTTCCTTGTCTATCGCACCATTCACGGTCAGGTTGATCGTTGTGCCTGCTGAAGTCATGCTACCGCGATCACCACCTGACGCCGCCAAAATACCTGCAAGGGTTGTCGTGCTAACACCTGAAATACCTGAAGCACCCAAACCAGTGATTGCCGCTTGTGCGGTTGCTGCTGTTTTGCTGGCAGTTGATACGCCTTTACTGCTGCCGCCGCTTGTGCCACCCGTGAACGTGCTGGTTGTGATCTTGTTACCCGCACCACCACCGCCTGTGCCTGCTGTTTCGCCGCCTGTTGTAAAACTGCCGCCACCTGGCATTGTGCCGCTGAAACCTGAAGCACCT